GTGGGTAAAAGCGTACTGGCGCGCCTGATCGCCGGACAATGGCAACCCACCACCGGTAGCGTGACGCGTTCCGTAACGACGACCTACGTGGCGCAAACCTTTATTGCCGCACCCGGCGAAACGGTCGCCGAGACCACCGGCAGCGCCGCAATTCTTCAGGCTCTGGATCGAATGAACAGGGGCTGCGGATCAGTCGAGGATTTCGACCTGATTGGCGAACAATGGGATCTGGCAGACCGTCTGCGTCGTTTGCTCGATGACGCCGGGCTGACCGAAGTCGCCTTCACCGACGAGACCGGAAACCTCAGTGGCGGCCAGCAAGCGCGCATCGCCCTGATTGGCGCGTTTTTGAGTCAGGCTCCGCTGCTGATCCTCGATGAGCCGACCAACCATCTGGATGCATCGGGACGGCAATGGCTGATGAATTCACTGGAGCGCTGGCACACCGGGTTGATCGTTGTCAGCCATGATCGGCAACTGCTCGACCGGATGCAGCGCATCTTCGAGTTGAGCGCGTCGGGGGCTGTCGAATTCGGTGGCAATTACTCGGCGTTTCGTGAGCATCAGCGAATTCATCAAGCAGCGGCGCAAGCACGTCTCGACCGCGCCAGAAGCGAACGCCAGCGCGAGCGGATTCGATTACGACGCGAGCACGACACGATACAGCGCCACGCTGCCAACTCCCGACGCAACGCCGAAACCGCCAACATTGCCAGTTTCGAATACGTGGCGATCAAGGGCGCCGCCCGCGAAATCATGGGGCATGTCCGTCAGGGTCATCAGGCCCGCAAGTCCGAGCTCGATGCCCAGGTACGCGAGGCTTATGCCAAGGTACAGCCCGAGGACGGCGTGCTGATCAACCTACCCGGGAGCGCCGTGCCCAACAACCGTCAGATCTGCACGCTGAGTGAAGCCCGATTGCCGTGGCTGCCGGGCGATGCACTGAATCTCGCGATCCATGGCCCGATGCGGATCGCTGTCAGCGGTCCCAACGGCTGCGGCAAATCAACCTTGCTGAAGGTGCTCGCCGGGGAACTCGCACCCATCAACGGAACCGCCACAACACACGTGCCCTTAGCATTCCTGGATCAGCAGTTGGCCCAACTGAGCGATCAGCGCTCCATCACCGAACAGCTGATGATGCAGGGAACTGCGCTGACCGAGGGCACTCTGCGCAGCTATCTCGCTCACTTGCAACTGGATGCGAGCCGCGCCACGAGCCCCTGCGCGTCGTTGAGCGGTGGCGAACGCCTGAAAGCGGCGTTGGCACTGGCCTTGTGGCGATCGGATCCTGCGCAGCTATTGTTGCTGGATGAGCCGACCAATCACCTGGATCTGCCTTCCGTGGAAGCATTCGAGCGGGCATTGCAGACATTTCCGGGCGCCATTGTCGCCGTTTCCCACGATCAGGATTTCCTTGAGGCGTTGAATCCGACCCACCACCTGCGCTGGCGGCAGTCAGGCTGGCAACTGCAACCGACGAACTGACTTGCCTATTTTTTGCACGATTGGTCAGGGCTTCTATAGTTGATCTGGTAGGAATCAGCTGCGGTGACGCCATGGAAGACATATTTGTCGTGAAGCGCTGCAACAAGATTGTCATCCACGGCCGGCGCGCCGGAGAAACGCTCCATGAGCCCGCCGAAGCCTTGGGCTGGTATCGCATCTGCGACACGCGAACCGGTGGTTTCATCGGCGATGGTTACGACCTGGAAGAAGACGCCCGCAAGGAATGTCATCGGCTCAACGCCGCCAGCTCGCAAGTGACCGCCCCCGAGTCGTCGGGCTGATAGCTGTCATTTACGGGTCTATACTCAAACCAGCTGAAGGAGCAGCGCCCCAACGGCAGAGAGCTCGCGCTTGGCGAGCTTTTTGCTGCTACCGAACGGATTAATGAACGGAGGTGCTCCATGTCCGAAAAAGAGTCCATCACCACTCTGCTTACCTTGCTCGAGGCTCGGGAGGCGCGTCTCGCGGCAGCTTGCAAAGAGATCGCCGACTGGGTCGATCATCAAGGCGGACACCCGACCGCTCTGCGCATCCGCGACCGGCTGAACGATATCGACAAGGACACTCCCCTCATTCGCAGTACCTTGTCGTCGCTCAAACCCAATGATCGGCCACTACCACGCTTCAGATAGCTCGTCGATTCGCCTGGGGCATGAAAGAACGCCCTTGGTCGTGAGAGGTCAAAACCTTTACACGTCACCAAGGAGACGTCCCATGGTCATTCATTTCAAAGTCGACGGGCATCTGGCCTGTGGGCACAAGGGCAACAACCTCTCCTCCAGCAGCGAACTCAATCGAGTGAAGTGCCGTAGTTGCCGCAATACCGATGCGTACAAGGATGCGCGCAAAAATCAGCGCAATGAGGCGCGGCGCGCGGCTCGCCAATCCTGGGCTGCACGCTCGGCGTCCGACTGGCGTTCCGAGTGGATCGAGCGGTTGACGGCTATGGCCGGGCTTCAGCGTTTGCCTAGAGGATTTAGCGGGCAGGCGTTTGTATGAGCACGAAAAAGGGCTTGCATGAGGTATGTCATGCAAGCCCTTGATATTCATGGTGCCCGAAGCCGGAATCGAACCGGCACGCCCTTACGAGCGGGGGATTTTAAGTCCTACGCCAAAATCAAGCGGGCTGCGGGTTAGAACCAATTTTCCGGGCCGCAATTCCGCCTTATCCACACTCATCCGGGCCAATGTTTTCAGATACTAAAAAATAATTGCGGCCCGGAATTTTCTAAAGAAATCGGCACTCCCGGTGCTTAGAAAACGACAATCCATCCAACTGCATCATGCCGTTTTTGCATACTCCCTCCCCTCGGCGTTCTGCCGCCCGAAAGATCCCCCTGCTACTCTGGTTTCGTCCTCGGAGGAAACCGCCATGTCCAACTCTGATCTACTCCCTTCCCTGCTCTACAAAATCAACGAGAACCAACTCGCCCTCGAGGCTGCCATCATGGAGCTCACCCTCTGGGTTGAGAAACGTGGAGCAACGGAGGTCGGCGAGAATGTTCGCAGCTCCCTCACGGCGATCGACAGGAATGAAGAATTCATCAAGATGACGCTGGCCGTGCTGATGACTCCCGAATGACCGGGTCACTCCGGCCAAAAGCTGTCGTAATCTCATGCAACTCTCGCCACGGATTTATTCTTGCCTGGTAGAGCTTGCAGGTCGGGTCGTGTTCAAACAGTTCTGATTTCGCATCCTCATGTTGCAAGGCGCCGCAGTGTCTGCACTCGACTGTGGAACTCGAAACCCGCCAATCCGAGTGCCAGTTCAGAAGTCTATCCAGAGGGGTCATTCTGTTTAACTCCAAAAAAGCTGTACCACTTAAATTTAGCCGTACAACTTTTTGTCATCAAATCAGCGACGTCATTTCGAAGATGACCGGTTACAGCTCGTCGCTTCACCCTCGCCCACCTGCCGGGACTCGATTACTGTACATGCATACAGCATTTGTACAGTGAATCCGTTCCCATGAATTTCGACCAGGCGAAAGCCCTCCGACTCCAGCGATGGCGCTCAACTCTCGATGATCAAGATTTCCGCATGCAAAACCCAGAGGGGCACCGCGAAACCCTTCATGAGATGTCAGTGGCGCTGCAAACAGAGGGACTGATCGACCAGCTTGAACAGTTCGAAATGAACGAGGTGGCAGACGCTGCTTACTGGCACGCCGTCGAGGAACTGCAGAATTCGCCGGGCCATTACCGCGGTGCGTCGACCTACAGGGTCGTGCAGATCGACAACGGAAAGCTGCTGGGCACCATCAGCCGGTCCATATTCAACTTCGCATCTGCCACGCCGCGAGGCGCGTCATTCGCGTACGACGGGAAGGTTTACTCTGGTCCAGAAGGCGTACATCTCAACCTGGGGCTCTCCAGGAGCATTGGCAAAATTTCCGGACTGATCCTGGCCATGTATGGGCAGCAATACCAGTTGGTCGAAACTGAGCGGGTCATCGGTGGCGTCGACTACAGCCCCATCGACGACCCAGACACTTACCGCGCGCTGGTTGATGCTGGCCAAGTCGCAAAGGAAGAGCGCGATCTGCGTACTTTTGAAAAGGTGCGACCACACATTGAATCAGCGGTGTTCTGCACCTGCCCTGTGTGCCTTGATCAATTTGGCACGCGGGATGACTGCCAGAGCTGCTCCGGAAAAGGTTTTGTGACAAAGCCAGCACCAGCAGGTCTACGCTGAAAGCTCATGTGAGGATCTGGCAATGTGCGGACGACTCTCCCAGTACAGCGGTATTCACGACTTCGTGGCAGCGCTCAGCATGCCAAACGCCCTGATCAACTCAACCGGCGAGCAGCCTCTTGAGCGGTACAACGCCGCGCCGACTGCTCAGCTCGCCCTCTTCCATCAGGAAGGTCAGTTCCTGCACGCCGACATGGTCCGCTGGGGATGGCGCCCGCACTGGGCCAAGGATCGCGCCGCACCGATCAACGCCAGGGTCGAGAAAGTCGCCCACGGCCCATTCTTCCGCGCGATTTGGCCACACCGGGCAATCATCGCGATCAACAACTGGTTCGAGTGGGTTGATGAAGGCGGCCCGAAAAAGCAGCCGTACTTGATCCGGCATCGGGATCAGTCGCCAATCCTCTGCGCCGCGATCGGCCAGTATCCGAACGATGAGCATGATCCAAGCGAGTATGACGGCTTTGTCATCATCACCGCTGACAGTGCCGGCGGCATGGTCGACATCCACGACCGGCGACCGGTCGCTCTATCGCCGGAGCTGGCCAGAGAATGGTTGGACCCGGCCACACCGAAAGAGCGCGCTGAGCAAATGGTGCTGCACCAGGGCGAGCCGACTGAGGTGTTTGAGTGGTTTAAAGTTGACCGGGCCGTGGGAAATGTCCGAAACCAAGGCCCGGGCCTGATCGAACCGGTCGAATGATTCAGCCGCGCGACAATATTTTCAAGCGCTCCACCAGAGCCGCTTCAAAAATGATGTACAGCCTTTCAGCGTCGCCGGCGCGCAGAGCACCGCCGGTTTCCAATCCCAGCACGAAGCCATCCGCACGTGCCCCCGCCTTCACCGCGATAATCATCGAATCGGCCCGGACAATTTGCGCCAGCAGCCGGTCCGCCTCTCGCTGCATCTTTTCGCCCAGCACCACGCCTTCCATATCGCTCACCATTACATTCAGCTCGACATCCAATACATCACAGCGATTACCGCTGATACCCAGATGATCGTCAGTACTATTGAGTATCCAGCCAGCTGCTTGTCCATGGCACCGCTTCATCAACAGGAATCTAAATCATGGGTCAAGGTCGATCAGGTCGCAACTGTGGCTCTGAGCCATCGGTCAGCGTGCGGATATAGGCCTGACAGGCTTGCAGCGCAATCAATCCCCGGTCGCCTTCACCGGTGATGGCGACAATTCTTTGAGCATGCGCTGGGTCAAGTTCGGCTCGTACGGTTGCATGATCCACGCCGCCGGCGCCGGCGGTGGCAGGCACTGAATAGCCACCGGCTGTACCTGCGTCGAGGAGGACTGACAGCCGCAGATCAGAAGTGGCAAGGCGATCGCGCAGAAGAGCCTGGTTCTTTTGAGCATTGGTCATTTTCTCGGTGTGGGTTTTGTCACTGGCCGTCAGCCGCTGCTCGAGCACCAGCCGCTTGTCCTGCTCGGCCTGCTGCGCGGTGGCCGATGCCATGGTCAGTTGATTGAGGGTGTCGGTGTGCAGACGATCCTGCTCGGCCAACTGCTTCCCGTAGCGCCAGTCCTGAACCTGCCAGGCGCCGGCGCAGGCGATGAGCGCCAGCGTCACGGCGCCGACCAACCTCCACGGCACCGCCATCACGGCACATCCTTGAAAAAGACGTGGCCGCCCAGTTGCAGAGTCTGCTTGGCTTTCGCCGCCCAGCCGGGCGCCGTCTTCATGCTGAGCGCGTAGTAGTGCGTGGCACCACCGGTAGGATCCGGCACCTTGCCGTCGATTACCTGGTCAGCAGCAATCCGGCACTGTGCCAGTTCACGGAACGGGATCTCCCGGGCGCCACTGAGGAACGGATAGTTCGGGTCACCTTTGTTCCAGCAGCTGAACTGGTAGGGTTTCTGGCAGACCCCGGCATAGCCCTCGCCCCACCACGAATTGGCCTTGCCGTCGAACACGCGGTTGCGAATGGTCCAGGCCACGGCAATCTTGCCGGCCGGCGATTCGCCGCGCGCCTCGCCCCAGATCGTCCGGGCGAGAATGTCTCGGTCTTTTTCTGTAACGGTCATCACTTTCTCCAGGCGAAAAAATACCCGCTCAATGGCGGGTTGGAATTGGTTACGCTGGGCGCGAAGGCCTGGCCGACGAATCAGGGAAGCTTGGCGCCCCGTCCTTCCAGCCTCTGACGGCGGTTCGGTATTCGCGCCACTGCTGAATCGTTCCGGGCATGGCCGATGGGTCGCCATCCTCTAGCGCAATGAGTTGATCGGTGATGAAGGCGACCTCGGCAGTGCGCCAGGCGTCCTCGCCCGCGATTTCGCTGAGTCGGTCCCAGTGCGCCTGCTCTTCGGGAGTCTGGCTTTCAGGCGGTTGTGGCGCCGGACTGGTGCTGAAAATCCCACCCTCTACCGAAACGAACAGGAAATTGCCGGCCTCAATGCTGGCCACGGCCTCGGCGTATTGTTCTTCGGTGATCTCGATGCCGCCCTCAATGGGTGCCGTGCTGATCTGGTTGGTTGCTGCGTATGGCATGTGAACCTCGATTAGAACCAGCGTCCGACGGACGAGAACCAGAACAGATAGCTCTGTGCTGTCGTCGAGCCAAGCGCAAGGTTTGGGGTCTCTGTCGCTGGAGATCGTCCCATGTTGATGAAAGCCCCCAAATACAGGTTGGCCGAAGATGTCAGCGACTGACGTGTTGCGTAGAGCTGGTTCCCAGTTGCGGATCCGCCAGTGAAAAACGCAAGGTCGCTGGACGACGATACGTTTCCTACAAATTCCGCCGGGCGGGCAATCGCTGGTGCAATAAATGCTCCGGGGCCCACCGCCACGTTCGCCTGCCGGGTGCCGTCGAAGGTCATCTGCCCATTGGCATACAGCGTTTTCCTGTCGCCGGTGGTTGTGTCGATGGAATAGCTCATCACGGCACCGGTCGGCACACCCGCCGCTTGACTGACCGGGCCCACAATATCCGCCACTGCCGCTGACTTGAGCCCGAGCCCAGTTCGGGCCGTGGCCTGTGTGGTGCCGCCCGTGCCGCCTTCGGCTACCGTGATTGCGCCGCCGATCGGCCGGGTAACGAACTGGCGCCAAGCCCCGAAATTCCCATTGTTCTGGACGCGGGTGTAACAGTTGTCGGTGAGCAGGCCAGTCGCAAACTGCTTGGAATAACCGGCGGCCGCGTGGTTGATCACGTCCAGGTAAGCCGACTCCGGCACGTTGACACCGCCGCCGTTGAACACATAGCTGGCGGGCACGGTCAGCGTGTTGGCGTCGACACCGGGGGCCTGGACGATGTTCGCGGCGCCGTTGCGGCCGAAGTCACCGACCTTGACCATGCGACCAGCCGAGGTGTCGAGACGGCTGGAGGTTGGCACCAGCCCCAGAGCTGTTTGTGCAGCTACTTGCGTCGCCGCACCAGTGCCACCTTTGCTGATCGGCAAAGTTTCATAGTTGCCGGTCGTGCCCAGCGCGGCGAGCTTCTGCCCCCACTGTAGACTGATATTTCTGAACTCGTCCGTCAGCGTCTTCGGGTAGCCCTGGACCGGCATGATCGCGTAAGCAGACCCGCTGACCGTGGGGCCCTTGTATGCCGGAATGATAGAAATCACTGTCGCACTGGCAACGTTGCCAATCTCATAGTTCAAGCCGTCCGGGCCGACAAATGCATCACCGCTGCGCGCGTTCGCGGCGAAATCCGCATTCGTTCCGACTACCGTTGTGGAGCCATTGGTAACGGCGACCGTCCCACCTCTCAGCCAAGGCATGGCGCCTCCTATTTTTTGGCAATAAAAAACCCGCAATCGACGGGCTTGTGAATTTGCTGCAACGCTACAGCGGGCGCATAGGCCGGGCAGCGAATGTGGTTCTTCCGTTTTTCGCGGTCCCGCCCTCCGTGCTTACCAGCGCCCCGACGTACCCATTGAGCGTTGTGCGCACTCCGGCGTGGAAGCCGCACGGGGTTTCGAGTGTGGTGTTGCCGTTGTAAATTTTTCCGCCGAGTAG